CTTCTGCGCCAATTTTGTTCTGTGCATTATTCAAAATATTCTTAATGACTTCACGTCTTGCTGTGCTCATAGAAACATGAGCCACAGTGATATTGAAAACATATGGAGACTCGATGCCTAGTTCCTTTAGTGTTTTCATATTCGGTGCTTCAGGTAGTCGAGTAGGACAAGAAGCTGCAAATGCCTGTAGGTTCGGATTCTTAGTCTTCATAGACTCATACGAATCATAGCGATCAATAACCATGAAGATGCCATTGTTACCAGCCATGTTGACCAATGCGTCGTTGTTTGACTTGAACACAATATACTTGGTAGTAAATTTATATTTCTCTCCAAGTGCAAGTGCAGTTAAGTGAGCAGCATTCCCGAAACCTACACCACCAACTGTTAGTTCTTTATTCGCATTGATTGGTCCATTGGTGATAACTGCCCAGCATGCATCACCCAATGTATGAATGGGGATGTAGTCAGATTCTTTGACCAATCCAGCGTTCACATTCTCTACAAAAGCAGGTGCAATGATGGCAAGACTATTTTCGTCTAGTGCTCTGAGAGCAATAACCTGATTACCACCTGGACGGAACTCTAAAACAAACGTGTAGATATTCTGTGCTTTGTTAGCCTCATCAATGATTCTGAACATTGCTGGTGTTGCAGAATGGGATGGGCTATATGGAGAATATATTTTAACTGTTTCGCTGGCAAATAAATTGGTACACATCAGAGCCATTGCGGCTATGATCATCTTCATACTTTGTTCACCTCTATATTACACTTTTCTAAAAAATCTAATCCACTCGTATCACGGTAAGAATTACGGTAATACACTGTATTTATACCAGCACCATAAATCAACTTGGCACAATCCACGCAAGGAGCATGAGTAATAAACATAACAGAACCAAGACCAGATTCGTTCGATCTTGCCAACTTAGAGATTGCATTCGCTTCAGCATGAATAACCTCCTTCTTAGTTTGTAAAATTGGTTCTTCTGCAATGCGATGAACTACTTCTTCGCATTCGTTTGTCCACCCAGATGGCATTCCATTATATCCAATTGAGGTGATACGATTGTCCTTAACAACAACTGCACCAACCTTCAATCTCACTGCACTGGAAAGCTGAGCAAACCTCTCAGCTGTATCCATAAATGCTTCAATCCACTTTTGTTTCATCTTCCAAATCCGAATGGGCACTTACCCTTCTTTTCTTCTGCTTCCATTTTATCGTAGATGGCTTTCTCTTTGGTCCATCGGTTGTTTCTAATACCATCATAATGCATTGACATATCTGGTGGAATTGTATTTTTATCGATCCACTCTTGCATATCGACTAAGTGGCACTTCCATTCAACTTCTTTTTCTGTTAGCGGAACAATATGTATCAATGGTGTTCCTGCTCTCAGAATAAAATTCTCTGCATCTTTCTTAATGAAGATATTGATATTACTTTGACACTGTTCATCATAATATGTTAATCCTGGAGGTACAATGATTTTATCATTCAGCCCATATTCTTCCATATTATATACTGCTGGCATCCAAATAAACTTTACGCCAGTCTTTTCTACCATATTCCAAACAGAACCAAATTTAATATGGTGATATCCGTCAAATAGAGGACTGAATTGTTTCGATTCATGTTGTTGAATGCGATCTGCCCACTGAGGGTCAGTTACTCCCAAAGCACTTTCACCTTTTGTATATGTCTGTGGTTGAGTCACATAGTCCATCCACAAAGGCATGATTGCACCTTTAGTGTAAAGACCATTAATACCAGTGCATTTTTTAACGCTTGGTACATCAATTGTTATATTTGTATTTCTATCCTTCGTAGGAAATGAAGGAGCCATCTTTTTGATGGTGTCTGGATAAAACAAAACAGCTTTTCTAATTTTATACAATTCGAATGCTGCACGAGAGTAAGTGAAGCAATCGACTACCAACTTACTCTTTTTAAATTTAAAGATCATTTTGTTTCTAGTTCCAATTTAATTTTGTCCAGTTCTTCAACTGGATCCCATTCCTTATATTCTTCTGAAAGTCCACGCCACTGTGCAACTTTAATATCATCACCATCCCAGCGACCCCACTTCTCGCCATCCCAGTTACAATACTGAGGATATGGCCATGCCTTAGTAGTCACTTCATAACGACCAACATATGCAGGTTTAACTTTCTTATCAAACCAGTCTGTGCGATCCAACTCAGCCATCTGCTCTTCATATTGCTCTTCCTCGTATCGATCGCACTCATCCATTAGCCCACCAAAGTCGATCAATTCATCTGGAAGATTTTCAATGGAAGCACGATCTGTAATGTCATACTCATAGTAGTCATCGAAACCATCTAGGAATCTACCAACAAATACCATTCCAGGTTCGTGATACAATGCATTAACAGACCACCCTTCTTCTTCTAAGAATCCATACAGAGTAATTGGAGGTGACCATGCAGAATCAAAGTTGATGAGGATGCAGTTGTCATCATATCGTTGCCAGTCTTGGACTTGGATTTCCCACTTGGTACCCCAGTTATCAACAGACCAACCATAGTCCCACTCACCTGCTGGGTTAGGACGTAGGTGATTCAGTGGTTCTGGTTTTTCTTTTTTCAGTTCTGCTTCAAGAGCATCAATTTTAGTGATGTCTTCATTTCGAAGTTCAACAGTGTTATAGCACCAATTAGGCATAATATATCTCCATTTCAAAATTAAAGTTTAGACTTGATTCTCTTAGTTATCTCAAATGCTTCGGGCATTCCTTCTGCTTCCATAATTTCATCGTAAAATTCATCTTTGGCTTCTTGTATCATCACAGCAACTTTCATACAGTCCTCTGCTGACATAGAGTTTAACAGCATCGTAAATTCATCATCTTTAAGAGACATTAAAAATAGTAAGAAGTCTTTGTCTTCTGGTTTAAGATGTTGCACTTTCTTTAACTTTCTTAGGGAGTGGTGGGATAAATCCAGCATCACTGACTAATTTCCTAGTAATCTTAGGATACAATTTATGTAAAGTCTGGTCTTTGGCTGCAATAATAATCTTTGCCTCTTCTTCTTTTAATCCTTCGATGAAAGAAATGAATAGAGTCTCACGCTTTAGTGGTGTCAGATCAGCACGACAAAAGATATAAAGTTTTCTCATCTCAGTGAACAAATTGGTAGGTGTCATACCAAGTGGTTCAGGCGCAGGTGTATAAGGTGGAGTTCCCTCTGGCAAAATCATTTTCTTCTCAGGAAGAAAGGAATACTCAAACAAAGTTTTTAAGGGAACATCATTAGTATAGTTCTCAATCGCTTTAGGATTCTGTTGAATTTCTTCCAGAATCTGTACAATATATTTTCTCATTTAGAAGTCCTCAATCTCATCTAACAAAAGTCGGCAACGATGTTCCATGAGATAGTTCATGATTGACATTTTGTCACCTGTAGGTTTACTACTTAGGTATGTTCCGATGACATCGGATTTAACACCATCAGGAATAAACTGGAAGTCAACGAGAGTAGAATTGCGTTGCCAGTTACGACGCTCCTCATCATTTCGACATGCAATGAATCCATTCTCAATGAATTCTTGTAGTCGTTTAGCACTAACAGGTTTTTGTCGTTCTTCCTTCACAAAGACATCGTCTTTACTAAGAATGTTCGGGATACCATCACCAGCATCACCCTTAACGATGTGTTCAATCTTATACTCAATGATTTCTCTTTGAGTTGCAGTGACATACTTTTTCTGCATGGGTGACCACTGACGCACATTAGGATAAAGCTGCAACTGTTTGAAGTCCTTATCAGAAGATAGGATAAGAATCTTCTGTGGTTCTTCAACCAACCCTTCCTGAACCAGTTGATTGCTTTGAGCCCACTCTGTCATAATAGCAATGATGTCATCTGCTTCGCACTTCTCGATATGCATTACCTTGTAAGGAAAATGCTTGGAGATATCATCACGCATCTCAGATAGAGTATCGAAAATCAGAGTCCAATTCAAATCAGATGCGTCACGATTCTTCTTACGACTGGCTTTGTAGTGTTCGAAGAAATCCCTGCGCCAGTACTTACGACCATCGCAACAGATAACTATCTCGCCATACTCTTTACCGTATTTCTTTTTATACGACTTTAGTGTTGATAGTGTAACATGACGAATCAGATTTTTAATTTCGCTCTCAGTACCTTTCAACTCTCGCTGGAATGTTAAGATAGCACTTAGCGCAACCTGTGAATAATCAATTAGAATCATTTCTTTCTCACTTTATCTGCAGAATACAGACCAACATCTTTTCGTTCAACATATTTACCACCACCATTGGGGTCTTGTACCCATTGTTTATCATCAATCCTTGTCAAGAATATAGAACAACAATATCTACCATTACCACTATACATCGGCATATCAATGTCAGATTCTAATTTAGAAACCTCATGCCATGTATTAGATGCGATGAGGACAGTTCTGTTATTCTTAACTTCAATCGTGGCTTTCTTTTCTTTGTTGTAAGAATGTAAAATTA